AATACAAACACTGCTACAAGTGGAGGAGTATCAGGAGGAGGCAATAATTGTTCGGCTGGTCCGGCAACTTTAGAAGCATAATATGGCAGGATTTACTTATTCAACATTAACAACAGCAATACAAAACTATACTGAAGTTGGAACTTCTGTATTATCCAGTACGATTACTGATCAATTTATTGATAATTCAGAACTTAGAATTTTAAGAGATATACCGATTGATGCCAATAGAAAAGAAATTATAGGAAATTTAGTAGCTTCTAATGATAGTATTAATGTACCTGCAGGTACCTTATTTGTTAGAGGAGTTCAAGTTTATACATCAACGACTGCAGCCACAGGAGCAAATGGCTGGCTGATTAAAAAAGATATTAGCTATTTAAGAGAATATGATGCTGCTGAAACGACAACAGGAACGCCAAAATACTATGCAATGTCTGGAGGAGCGACAGGATCTGGAGCTTCGACTTCAGGAAAACTTACTATTGTTCCTACACCTAGCTCAGCTTTTATGTATAAATTACACTATGCAGCAAGACCTCTAGGATTAAGCTCAGCAAATACAACAAATTATTTAAGTCTTAATTTTGGAAATGGACTTTTATATGCATGCTTGGTAGAAGCATTTAGCTATTTAAAAGGTCCAATGGATATGTTACAACTTTATGAACAAAAATATCAAACTGAAGTACAGAAGTTTGGTGCAGAACAAATAGGTCGAAGAAGAAGAGATGACTATACGGATGGAGAACCTCGTATACCAGTTCCTCAACAGACACCGTAAGGATAAAATATGGCAACACTAACAGTAAAAGTAATAGAAGAAATCACATTAAACAATAACAGCTATAACAGTGAGCGATCATTAGATATTTCTAGTGTTAATGAAATAGTAAAAAGAATTGTAACTATTTCAACAACAGAAACTGGGTTGTTAGGTTTTGCTACAACTTCTGCAACAGATTTATCAAAAAGTTATCTAGCAGGTCAGTTTGATGAAGACGATGTTAGATACATTAGAATTACAAATTTAGATTCAAGCAACCACTGTACACTAATTTTTAGAGATGAAGACAGTACAGAGTTTGCAATTAAAGTAGACGCTGGTCACTCGTTTATTTATCCAGGTGATAATAGTGGTGGCGTGATTGATACGATGCATGCAGGAGGATCAGCATTAACAGTATCATTAAATGATTTAGTAGATATTACAGCTCAAGCAGATACAGCTGCAGTTGATTTAGAGGTATTTGTAGGAAGCGCATAGGATAAATTATGGCATCAAGTTATACAGATATTGGTACAGAGTTAATGACCACTGGCGAGAACGCCGGTAACTGGGGAACAAAAACTAATACCAATTTACAAATTTTAGAAGAAGCTCTTCGTGGTTATGTATCACAATCTATTGCAGGTGGTGTACAAACTACAGCATTAACTTATACAGACGGTACAGTAGGTGATGCTGCTAGAAACATGGTCATTGCTTTAACAGGAACAATTACAGGAAATCAAACTGTAACAGTTACTGCTAACGAAAAACTATGGATTATAGATAATCAAACTTCTGGAGCTTATACCGTTAATATAAAAGTTTCAGGTCAAACAGGTGTCACTTGGGCTGCAACTGATAAAGGAACAAAAATTTTATATTGTAATGGTACAGATGTTATCGACACAGGAATTTCATCTACAGGAGCGTTTGATTTAGATGGTAATGAATTTATTTTAGACGCTGATGCCGACACAAGCATTACAGCAGATACAGATGATCAAATAGATATTAAAATAGCTGGAGCCGACGATTTTCAATTTACAGCAAATACTTTTACAGCACAATCAGGTAGCACGATTGCTGCACAAGCCTTAACAGCGACTACAGTAACAGCGAGTGGCATTATAAAAACAGATGATACGACTGCCGCAACTTCAACAACTGATGGTTCACTACAAACTGATGGTGGTCTTTCAGTAGCTGCAGATGCTGTTATTGGTGATGATCTTAAATTATTAAGTGACTCTGCTGTATTAAGTTTTGGTGCAGATTCAGACACAACTTTAACACATACAGATGGCACAGGGTTAACTTTAAATGGTGCAAATAAACTTCTTTTTAGAGACACAGGTTTAACAATTGGATCTAATGCTGATGGTGATTTAGATATCGTTTCAGATGGTACAGCTGTTGATTCTATTAATGTAGAATCTGGTGGCGGTATTACTCTTGATGCAGGCACAGCTGGAAGTGGTATTATTTATGAAGATGATGGCACTGAAATGGCTCGTATTCATAATTCATCAAGCAATGTTATATTAGAGACAAAAGTTTCTGATGCGGATTTTTCAATTAAAGGTAATGATGGTGGTTCAACTATCACTCCTTTAACTTTTGATATGTCTGATGCCGGTAAAGCTACATTTAGTGGTAATGTAATTGTATCTGGTGATCTTACAGTATCTGGTGATGACATTACTATGGGTACAAATACTGCGGGTAATTTATTAGTTGCAGATGGTACAAATTTTAATTCAATTGCTGCTGGTGATTTATCATCAATTTCTACAATTGCTAATGATGATGTATTTATAGCAGTGGATACTTCTGGTGGCGGACTTAAAAAAGTTGCAAGATCAGTTGTTGTAGCTGGACTTGCTACATCAGGAGCAATAACAGATATAGTAGAAGATACTTCTCCACAATTAGGCGGTGATTTAGATACTAACTCTGCAAATATTTTAATTGACGATGCACACTTTATAGCCGATGAAAATGGCAACGAACAAATTATATTTCAAACAACAAGTTCAGCAGTTAATCAGTTTGATGTAACAAACGCTGCAACAGGTAATCCACCATCGATAAAAGCTACTGGTGGTGACTCTAATATTGATTTTGATATAAGTGCAAAAGGCACAGGACATGTAACTGTTTTAGGTGGTACTAATTCAGGTGCTATTCAATTTAACTGCGAATCTAATTCACATGGTCAAATTATAAAAGCTCAACCACACTCAGCAGGAGTAACAAATGAAATGTTATTACCAGATGGATCTAGTTCAACGTTAGTATCTCTTGTTGCAACACAAACTTTAACAAATAAAACTTTAACTACACCTGTAATCGCAGAAATAGATTCCGGTGCAGATATTACTTTAGACGCTACAGCTGATGTTGTAATTGATGCAGCAGGTGGAAATGTAGAATTTAAAGATGCAGGCACACTACAATTATCTTTAGACATGGATGGCACAGCAGGTGTTCAAATTATTAAACTTGGTGTTGATTCAGATGACTTAGTATTCCAACAATACGATGGTAATGAAGTCATGAGAATTAATGATGATAGAAAATTATATTTCTTTGATGATGGTGGAGAAAGTATTGCTTCTGATGGTACAGATTTTACTTTTACATCTGGTGCTAAGATTAATTTAACAGCAACATCAGATGTGCATATTCCAGCAAACGTAGGAGTTGTATTTGGCACTGGTGAAAAAATTGAAGGAGATAGCACAGATCTAACAGTTACTTCTGGAGCTAAAATTAATTTAACAGCTACATCAGATATTCATATTCCAAATGATGTTGGAATTGTATTTGGTGGAGATTCAGAAAAAATTGAAGGAGATGGTACTGATTTAGTTATTAGTGCTAACAACTTAACAGTTGATGCAGCAGCAGACATTATTCTAGATGCTGGCGGAAACGATTGGAGTTTTAAAGCTGGAGGAACAGAAGTTTTAAAAATTACTAACTCATCAAGCGATGTGATTATTAAACCCATTGTTGATGCTAAAGATATTATATTTCAACAAAGAGATGGAACTGAAGTTGCAAGAATTGAAGACAATGCAACATTTAATGTATCATCAGCTGGTAAATTTGCATATGCAGGTACAGCCGTTACAGCTACAGCAGCAGAATTAAATTACAGTGACCTTGCAACATTAGGTACAAGTGCAGCTTCAAAAGTATTATCAGCAGATGCTAATAATTTATCAAAAATAACTGGAGCCATTTATATAGAAGAAGCAACCTTATCTTTTGATGCAACTCAAGATTGGGATGTAAGAGCATCGCCAGTTGCACAAGTGACATTAACAAATAACGTAACCTTTGATGCACCAACTAATCCAACAACAGGACAATATATTTCTGTTGTTTGTATTCAAGATGGAACAGGTAGCAGAACTATTGCCTGGAACGCCGTTTTCGAGTTTACAGGTGGAACAGCCCCAACGGCTACAACGACTGCAGGCAAGGCTGATTTATTTACGTTTAGATATCATAATTCACATTGGATAGAAGTTGGAAGGAACCTTAACTTAACAAGGGCTTAATATTATGTATGCATTAGTAGAAGACGGATCAATAACAAAATTTTTAAGTGGTAATAAAGGTATTACCATTGGAGATATTCAATATCCAAAAGGTGTATTTAATCTATGGACTAAATCGCAAAGAGAAGCGATTGGCATATATGAAATTGTTTGGGACAACTCTAAGAAAAAAGATGACGCTTGGTATGTTAATACAAATGTTTCTTATGCTTTTGCAAACGGTAAAGTTACCGCTTCTTATGGAAACGCAACAGCTAAAAAACATGCAGATACTTTATGGACTGCACAAGATGAATCTGATGGAAAAGGTACTGAGGGTGAATTAGCATACAGAGGATTAAAATATAATTTAATTCAAACAGTTAAACAACAAGCTAATACTTTATTATCAGAGACAGATTGGTACGTCACGCGTAAATATGAAAAATCAACAGCTATTCCTAGCAATGTTACAACATGGAGAAATGGAATTCGTTCTAAACAAGCTGAAATGGAAACTGCAATTACCAATGCATCAGATACACCAGCTTTAGAAACTTTATATACATATACAAAACAAGAAGATGATTCAGTAACAAGACCATTAGGCGAATTTCCAGTGTTGGGGTCTTAATATGGCTTTTCTTATAGGTGGAGCAAATTCAGCAGCAGATACATCATTTGAAGTAGCTAATTCCTGTCGGTTTGATAGTGGGGATAGTCCTTATATGCACAAGACACTAGGTACAGCTACAAATGAAAAAAAATTTACTTTTTCTGCTTGGATTAAAAGAGGCTCATTCGCTGGAGATCAAACAATTTTTAATGTTGGGCCAGATAGTTCTGATGAATGGCAAACTGGTATTAGATTTAGAGCACCATCAGATTACGATTTACATTGTACTTTTGATGATAGAGGTACATCTACACAACTTATTACAAGTCCTGAATACAAAGACCCAGCCGCATGGATGCACGTAGTTTTTGCAGTAGATACAACACAAAGTACAGCAGCAAACCGAATGAAATTGTATGTAAATGGTGTTCAACAAAATGATGATAATACTTATGT